TGGGGTTGAAACAATAATTACTTTAGTACTTTGTCCAGACGTGATAGTAGGATAAACAGAGGCAAAGAAGTCGTCAGCAATGTGATTCGGGATGAAAGCGAACTCGTCAAGAAAGATGACATTATAGGATCCACCTCGGACAGCAGATGAAGAAGTAGAGTTTGACGAAATTTTTGATCCATTTTCTAATTCTAAAGAACCTTTGTTCCATGATATTATACCTTGTTGCATCCATGTAGGCAAGTTTTCGTATGCCAGTTGCAATCTTCCAAGAAGATCTCTAGCAGTAGATGCTTTGTTTGCCAGAATTGCTATATTAACATTATCATTAAAAACAGCATAATGTAAAAGATATGCTACACATGTAGTAGATTTACCAGTCTGACGTGGCATCTTACATATGTTAAAACGATTCTCATGGAATCTACTGATTAACTTTTCCTGAAAATCATAGAGTTTAAATGGTACCAATCCATGATCCAATGATACAATCTGAATATAATTCTTGGCAAAATAAACTGGATCCTGTTTACATTTCAGGAACTCAATAACTTGCTCTTCAGTATACTCATGTTGAGTATTAGCCTTTTTAAGGTTAGGATTACCTAGATATACTTCAGGTTGTGCCATAATAAATGTCTCAATTAATGATGGTTTTTACCACATTTTACACATGGATTTTGTCCACATCCTTTACAATCGCAATCGCATGTCATATTTTTTATTTGGATTCATCACTATTATTTAGAAACCCCTTCTTGAGCATCTTTGATAAATCGGATGTTGATCCTACAAATACTGCATTATTAGTGACTTGACTTGGACTTTTCGCTTTCTCTTCATCAACTTCTTTTACTTTCTTTTGAAGTTCCATCAACTTATCAGTAGTATCAGCAACTGACTTAATAATCTGTCCTGCAACTTCATATGCTCTTGGACTTGCACTTTCACCAGCAAGTTCCATTATACCATTAAGAGATTCTTGCCCCTTCTCTATTAACGAATAAAGATTGGCACGAGTATAATCATAATCTTTTTCTATATCATTAGTCGCATCTTTTAATCTATCTTTTCTTTTTACACAACCATTTTCTGGTGTTGTGCTCACTTCAACTTCAGTTGTATTCAATGCTTTATCAATACTATTAAAATTATCCATGATTAAATATCCTTCTGTTGTGTAGGACTATAGGTTTTACTATCACCAAAAGTAGTCCAAGTTTCACTAAATCCAAAGTCATCAGTAGGACCAGCATCAATAGGATCAGGCACAACTGTATATCGCAAGTCCCTCTTGGCAGTAGTTGTATCGGTATTTCCATATACATCTGCTTGAACTTTTTTGATAAGTCCTTCTGTAGTATCGGCAATAGGACCGAATAGATAAGTTTTTGCTGTAAAACTTAAGGTGTATATAAGTGCCCTTCTTACTTCAAAACTTCCTTCATAATCATCTTGGAATGAAATATTATCCAATACTAATGGAATATCTCTCTTCTCATTAATAGAACTAATTAAATCTACGGTTAAATTAAATGATGGTTGAAAATATGGTAATATCTGTTCAACAATCTGTAAAGCATCATCATTTAGTTTAGTGAAGATATTAAGTTCAAATCCAATATTATAAGGAACTGGCATATAAACCTTTTTCAGATTAGTTCCATCAGATGCCTTAAATGTCTGTGTAACACCTGCCTTCCTTGTCGGATCATAAGCAATATTTGTCATTTCAAATGACATTCTAGGAAGTGTAATCTGAACTGGTTTATTTAAATTTGCCTGTTGTTCTAATCTTGCTAAAAACTTTTGAGAAGGGCCATAAGATAAAGGAACATTCATTTCACTAAATGCTGTTCCATCTTGTTCTTTATGCTTTATCTCAAGAGCATTAAAGGTTGTACCGAAAGCAATAATCGTCTTTCTGATAATTTCGTGATAATAATAAGTACCTAACATTAAACTTGTCCAAATGGGTTGCTTTCACTGAAATCAAGAATATTATCTCCTTCAGTTTCGAATATTTCATTCTGATCGTATTTATCCTCTTGCTCATCGCTACTAATAATACTAGCAATAGTATACTTGGCTGAGGATCCTGCTCCAATGACATTTTCTCCTTTATAGAAGTCACCATTTGGATTTCCAACCTTCAACTGTAAAGTATCAAGATCCCAACTTCTAACATAACCCCATGTACTTGATCCAGCACCTGTAACAAGTTCATTATAATGATACGTACCAACTCCAGTAAGAGTTGAAGGAGCAGTAAATGTAATCGTTGGTGTTTCAACAGTATATCCAATACCAGCATTGGATATTAGAACAGAAGTAACAATTCCTGCATTTCCTGTAGTTGCAGAAGTTGCCACAAGTACTTGACCAAGTGCTGTTCCAATTCCTCCAGCAGCAGGGCCACTGAATGTCATAGGAGTAGGTTCAGTATAACCAGCACCAGCAGAACTGAATCCAACAAACTTCACACCAGAAGAATTAGTAACAATACCACAAGTAGCAGCTGCTCCAACACCATGAGTAGTGGTAATACCTGTTATTGCTGTAGTTGCAGCACTAACTATAGTGACAGTTGGTGCTGTAGTATACCCAGAACCAGGATTTGTTAATAAAATCTCTTTGACAGAATGTACTCCACCAACTTCTGTAGTTATCGCAACAGCAGTAGCATGATCACCTGTTGGTGAATTTGAGACTACAACATATGGTTCTTTAGTATAATCATATCCATCATTATTTAAAACAACACTTCTAACATAACCAAAACCAGTAGTAGCAGCAGTTCCAGTAGCAATAACACCTGCTGATGATAACTGCAAGGTTGTCATAAATCCAATATCTTCAATCGTCTTATCAATCTCCTCGATTGAAGTGTCAATAACTTCATCCTCATATTCGAAGAGTTCACATTGAAGTTGATAAACATAATTTTTACCTAACTGGTAAAAAGGTTTCTCATGTTCTACAAACTTAACTTCAAATAATCTTTGTCCTAATGGAAAATAAATTAAATCACCTTCAGAAGGTCTTTCAGAAACTTCTACTTCTGCAACCAAAAATGGAGAAATAAAATCTTCATATCTTTCTTTTGATATTGTTATTGTTAAGTCATCTTTAAGACTTACACCAAACTTGGTCATTATATCACCAGCACCAGTATATCCCTCATATGTGTCAACATATGCTTCAAGTAAGAAGTTATCATCAAATCTTGATGCTTCAATCTCTCTAAAAACAGTATCTCTGTTTACATATTTTCTAGGTATATAAGTTACCTCAACACCATAAATGGTAAGTTGTTCATTTATGATACTTTGAATAAGTCTCTGTTCACTTTGTGAACCCTGTAGAAAAAAGGGATTTAATGCCATATTATTATCCTATCATATCAAGAGGTGGAGCTTCGTAATCCATACTCATTTTTTCTCGGAGATAATCTATTTCTCTTTGCCCATCATCATAGATTTCTCTACCATTAAGTTCAATACCACCAGGTAGTTTTACACCTCTAAATTTAGTCAAGTTTTGTCCCCATTGACGTTTTATCAATGCAGTCAAATATTTCTTAAGGAAACTATCATTCCATACTCCACCAAATGTAGACGGATCCAATGCCCTAAAACAATCAATAATAATCCAATCTCCTACACTTTCCGTTTTCCAATCAATATCTAAATATAACCTATCTTGTCTTTGATTAAATCTAATTTGTTTATCAGTTGTTAATAAGAAATCAATATCCTCCAAGTAAGTCTTTACCATCGAATATTGAAGTAAATCAATCGAATTAAATTGATATAGATCATTTAAAAATAACTGATATTTTATACTAAACATACTACCAGAAATTGTACTGGTATCAAACTTAAATACTTTCTCTATACCAATAACTGAATCTGGAACAGGAAGGAAATTTGATGTTTCATAAAAGTTAGAGGTTATACTACTAATACCACTAACATTAGTTGATATTCCCGTAGTTGTTACAATACCAACCCCAGATGTACCAGTTGCTATTCCTCTGTCTATATCATCTTGAGTAAGTTGATGTTTGAGATACATTCTCTCAACACCATCAAAATGACGTTCATGAAATAACTGAAGAGCATCATCTAATAAATCATCAACTTGCTCATCAGCAACATTTATCTCCAAAACGGGAGCACCTAATTGTCTTAAACAATAATCTTTAAGTTCTGTTCTAGTTGTTGGTTTTGCCATCAGTAGGTACCTCCATCGATTAATCCAGCAGTTAATGTTCCAGTTAAAGTAGCGTCAGTACCATAATAATCTACTGAAGTTACTGAAGTAATTCCTAAAATATTTGTGGAATCATTTCCTTTAATAATTCCATTGGTCCCATCGCTATAAATTTGAAGATCATTTCCATCACCGAATGTAAGTTGTGTAAGATCATAGAATTTTAGTTTACTTGTATCCTTATCCCATAATAGATTGTATGCCGCACCAACAAATGATACATCACCATCAAGATAAGAAAGTCCTGCTACATTAATACCTTGTCTAAAAGTACTAATACCAGCAGTTATATCTATTCCACCAGCAGTAGCTCTAAATCCTTGTCTTGCTGTAACAATTCCAATAGAATCGACATTGGTTACATCTTCATATGTTAATGTACCACCAATAGATACATTGCCATCAAACTGAGCATCACCTACAAATGTAGAGAGTCCTGTTATCTTTAAACTATTACCAGTAATATTATCTAGGACTAAATCATCACCAAGATATAAATCTCCACCAATATATAAATCACCTGTAACTGTAGCACCAGTCGAAATAGTGGCAAATTTCTCATTGTTATTATAATATAATTTTACATCTGCATTCTTAACAGCTTTAAGATATTTCTCACTATCATCTGCTGTTTTGAGTGCGAGTGAATCACTACGAATTTTAAAATCACCAGTAGAATTTTTTATATGGCTGTTGGGGGCATCATGCCATATCTCAAGATCATCACTATTTCCAAATTTTATTCTGGCACTATCAGTAAACTCTAAATCATTTTCAGAAGCATCAAATGTTATATTCTGACCTGCAGCAGCACCCTGGAAGACTACAT